TTTCAACAAAACAAAGCAAATTATCATCAAAATTGACGACTTCAGAGAAGAAAAACTTGAAAATTTTATTGCTGACGAAATTTTGTCAAAACTCGACGAAAATGACAGCGTTGACAAACTCGAAAAGAAAGCAATTCTTGCGGGAATTACTGCGGCGAATGCGTATTTGACAACATACGGAGTCCCTGTTCTACCTGAAGACATCAAAGAGCGAATCGCAGACGCAACTGTCAAAGCTCTCGGAAAAGCGAACAAACTTCTTCAGAAACAACTGAAGAAAACATCAAAAGCATACAAAAAACGACACGAAGGGGAAGAAAAATGATAAACTTTGAAAAACTCGACAAAAAACAAAAATATATCGGGCTGCAATATGGTTCGAGCTTAATTGCAAAAAAAATTCGCAAATATTCAAAGTGTTACGCTCCGAATTCAAAAGAAATTCCGACACACGTCCTCGCATTCGTCTTCAGGCTGGGTGAATGGTGGATATATGAATCACACGCAGACGGACACAAGTCAAAGGGAATTCCAGCGGGAGTGCGTCGCTATACGCTTGACAAATGGCTTGAAATTGAAAAAAACACACAGAACGAATTCAAAGTCTATCCGCTGAATCTCGACTTCAAAGCTCTTGAAAAAAATATCGGGCTTCCATACGGAACAGGCGACATCGAAAGTCTTCTGCGTGCTGCGATATTTCACAGCAACGGAAAACAAAAGGACCGTCCGGGGCTTATTTGTTCAGAATATCTTGCTTTGTGTTCAAAAGAAGTCAGGGAATTTTGCAAACTTCCCGCATGGTGCATAACTCCAGCACATTTTCAGAATTATCTTGATTCAAACAATATTGAACCAGTAGGACAGTAAACACAGAGGAAGGGGAAGAAAAATGAACATCACGATCGGCGACATTCCGTTGTTTTTATCTATCGGAACAAACCTTGTCGCAATTGCTTATTTCGCGGGAAAACTAAAAGCACAAAACGAATTCTTTGAAAAAACACTCAAAGAAATGAAAGAAAACTTTGAAAATAATATCAAAGAAATAAAAGAAGCGTTCGCAGACAAACTCCGCGAATTGAAAGAAAATGTTTCTGAAAAAATTGCTGAAAATGCAAAACACTTTGAAGAACATATCGGACGACTTGAAACAAAACAAGACAAACACAATTCAACAATTGAAAGAACTTACTTGCTCGAAAAACAGCAAGGAGTTCTTTCGGAACAAATGAAAGTCGCGAACCACAGAATTGAAGACATTGAAATCAAATTGAATTAAGAAGGAGCTTCAACAATGGACGAAGAAATCATTGAAGTTGAAATCAACGGAGAAAAAATTCGCATGTGGACGTTTGTCTATTACGCGATGATTAACTGCAAATTTTAAGGAGAAATAAAAATGTCAGAAGAAAACAAAGAACTTTTCAAAAAAGCTCTCGCATTCGTCTTAAAATGGGAAGGCGGTTTTGTCAACGATCCTGACGACAAAGGCGGAGCAACAAACAAAGGAATCACTCAAACAACTTACAATTCTTATTTGAAATCTAAAAAACAAAAAACAAAGTCTGTCAAAAATATTACTCAAGCAGAAGTCGAAGACATTTATTTCAACCGCTACTGGTTAGCTGCTGGCTGCAATAAAATGTCAAAGAAGTTTGCTGTTCTATGCTTCGACACCGCTGTCAATATGGGAACAGGAGTTGTCAAAGCAACAGGAATGACAAGGAACGAAGAATTTTTGAGAGCTGCTCAATATAAATATACAGACAGATATATTGCAGCTAAAAGGGCAAAATATAACGAATTCGCAAGAGTTCCGTCGCAAAAGAAATTTCTGAACGGTTGGTTGAACAGACTGAATGCAGTTCAGAAGTTTATTGAAACAATATAAAAAGAAATATTCTTCTTTCTTTCTCCTTGCTATATTGTGCGGGCAGTCCGTTTGATTATTCAAGCGGACCTTGCTCAATAGCAAGCAACAAAGATGTTCTTTTCTTCAACTAAACAACATCAGAACTTTTTGAAGCACTGGTCGCAGCCGCGGCTGGTGCTTTTTTATGAGTAAAAAAGGAAAAAGAGCAAAAAGCCCTTTTTATGCGGGTTTTGACGGTTCAAGGTACTGTCCGACACCGCCCACCCATGCGGGTAGAGAAACTCGCGTTTCTTCTCACATTTTTTGAAAAATTTTTCGTGCATGTTTTGCATGTTTTGGACGCAAACGCAAAAAGCAAGCTACAAAAGGAGAATGCGGACGGAATTTGCACGCATGAAAAATTCTTGCTTCTTTTCTTGCTGCAAAAATTGGACAACGCGGGACAGCAGTTGAAAAAGAACGAAAAGAAATTCGTTCAAAAATCAATAAAATAAAAGAAAAAGACCTGAAGGAAAATTTTCAAAATTTTGGACGCTCCGGGACAACAAAAAAAACAAAAATATGGTATAATTAAATCAAGAAAAAAGGTAAAGACAGAACATTGACAGGAGTTATTTTCGGAATTATGCTGCAAGGCAGCAAACAAACAGTCTTTCGCTTTTTGTATCGTAATAATAAAGTGGAGAAAAAGTTCGACTGTCGTTTCGAATTCTCCACCATTTAAAAGCAAAAAGAACCTTACTGCATTGCAGAGAGGTTTTTTTTTTATATATCACTTTTAACTGTTTAAATGTTTTTGATTAACATGTACTTTTTTTATAACTAGACACTTAAAATTAAAATGTCTGACACTTAAAATTAAAAATTTCAAATTTGCATCAAATTTAAGGGAAAATTTTTAAAACTAAATGTCAGACAAATTAAAAATTTAACATATATTTTTAAAATTATTTGTCCGACACAAAATTAAAAATTTTTGTGATTTTGAATTTAACATATTAATTAATATATAAGATAAAAATAAAAAGACGGAATTCATATTTGAGTTCCGTCTTTTTTGTATTTTTTATTACTTTATTATATGCAGGACATGTCGTTCATAACATAAACAACAGCACCAATAATATTCACACTATCAGTTTTTAAATCAACTTCAAATGGTTGATATATTGGGTTATCGCTTTTAACTAATAATTTCCCCGGCATATATTGCAGGCGTTTTACAAATAAGGCGTTTTCTATTCTTATTGCATAAATACCGTCATTTATATATTCTTTTACACTTGTATCTACTATTATTTGCGAACCGTTTTTAATTCTGCTGTTACCACCATCCATTGAATCACCTCGAACGGTAAACATGACTAAATTATTTACATTCGCACTTATATGCTTTTTAATCCAATCTTTACCGAAAGACACAAAATCTTTAGTTGATTCAATCTCTTCAGTTAATGAACCAAATCCTGCCGATACATCCATATTTACAACAGGAATAAATACTGTGTTAGTTAAATCAACATTTGCAGGCATATTTGCTTTTGATTTATCTTCTTCAGATACAAACATTTCTCCGACACCCTGTAAAAGCCAAAAAGGATTGGCATCATATACTTTGATTAATCCGCTGATATACGAAACACTAGGTTGTCTTTGTCCACCCTCATAACCATAAATGGTCGGTGCTGTAATTTTACATCCGTTTTTCAATAGCTCTTCGCAAAATGCATCAATTCCTGAAGATACTTGCATTCTAAATGATTTTAATCTCTCTTGTATAGTCATTTGTAATAGCACTCCTTTTCAAAAAACATGTTTGCATAAATTATTCATTTTTTCAATAAAACTATTCGCAACTTCTTTACAATACTTCATATTTTAATATATCTTTATGCGTTATTTAATCAGTATTTTAAAATTATGAATTAATTTTTTCTTGTTACTTTGTTCACAATTTTACTAAAATCATTGACGGAGTATTCATTTTTAAATAGTATATTAAATAATGAATAACAAAATTTAAAAATCGATTAGAGGACGGAGAGAATGAGGCTATCGTTAAATCAAAAATATATCATTGGTTTAAAAGAATTGAAGATGACTCAAAGTGACTTAGGCAAAGAGTTAGGCTTCTCTCGTAACTATATAAATATGCTTATTAAAGGTAGCCGAAAAAATGAATTATTTGACCAATGGATGAAAGAAAACGTACTGGTTTTATTCAAAAACAAAAGGAGTGTTAAATAATGAATAACACTTCTGATGTTTGGTTAAATATTGAAGAAGTTTGCAGTCTTACTAATAGTAAAAAAGAAACAATTAGAAGAAAATGCAAATCCGGAGAATATAAGTGTAGATTTGAGCTTGCAGGCAGGAATAAAAATTATCAAATTCTGTTGTCATCTATGCCTTTAAAGTATATCGAAAAGTATAAATCATACCTTACACCGACTTCACAAAATGAAGTAGAACAAAGTTTAGAAGCATATTCCAATGCTCCAAAATGGATGAAAGCTAAAGATAATTTTAATAAAGGCACAGAAGCAGCTGATGAATTTAGAATACCTGATTACAACATTACAGGAGTTTTTTTACAACCAAATTCTGTAGCTAATAAATCTATTAATGCAGGATTGCCAAATATAACAGGCTATATTTCAGGAGATGATTACAAAATGGCATCTATTGGCGGAGCATTCTATTATTCAGGAACAGCAAGCGGACAACATTGTGAAACTGTCGGTGGAAGTTTTAATATTATTCAATTTAATGCATCAAGAATTTCAACAATTTATGGCAAATCAGCCACAGTTCAACCACCGTCAAAAACGGTTCAAATTTGTATCAGATATAAATAAGGAGAATAATATGACATCACTAACTAAAATCTGTCTGCATTGGACAGCAGGAGCAGATAAACCCTGCGAGCAGAACTTAAATTGCTATCACTTTTTATTTGATAAAAACGGCAAAGAATACAAAGGCACTTATACCCCACAAGATAATATTAACTGTTATGACGGAAAATACGCAGCACATTGCGGTGGTGGAAACACCGGATGTATCGGAGTTTCTTGTTGTGGGATGTATGGTTTTAATTTAAAAGATAAAAAAACAAAATATCCTCTAACTCAAAAACAAGTGGAGGCGATGTGTTCTAAAGTAGCAAAGCTATGCAGTTTATATGGAATTACAGTTTCAGAAAAAACTGTTTTTACGCATTATGAGTTCGGTCAGGCTCATCCTAAAACTTCAAGTTATGGAAAAATTGATTTCACATATCTTCCGTATTTGCCAAATCTACAAAAAGAGAGAATTGGCGATTATTTAAGGAACAAAATTCAATGGTATCAAATTCAACAAAAGAAAGGAAAATAATATGAGTATTTTATCATTTATCAAAAATTGGAAAGACTTCAGCACTATTTGGGCTATAATTCAACCATTTATTCTAAAACTGATTAAAAAGAAAGTTCCGACAACGATTACAAAACTCTACGAAAATCTTGCAAAATATACACAGCCTGCGATTGATAGCTTGTTTAAATTAAAAGGAAAAATCCAAAACTCTCCGAACGAACTTGATGATTATTGTTTTAATCAGGGCGTTAATGCGATTGAATCATTTGCAAATTATTTGCTAGAAACAGTTAAGACATTAAGAGCATAAGGAGTTTATATGTATTGGAAAGATATGCTGAATGTGCAAAATGTTGAAAAAGGTTTTTTCTCCTCCTCTAATCCCTATGGTATCCCTGATTTAAAGCCGGATGAGTTCGATATAAAAGAACTCATCCCCTACAGGGTTGATAAAAACAGGAATGGAACGGCACACTTCTTTTTAGATGATTATCGTTTTGAGAGATGTTGGAAAAACGCAGACTCACAGCTTGCAGTTTTAAAACAATACGATGGAGTGTTATCTCCTGATTTTTCGATGTACACGAATTACCCCGAAGCTTTCCAAATTTGGCAAGTTTATAGGAACAGATGGTGTGCAAGATATTGGCAAGAAAACGGAATAAAAGTTATTCCGACAGTCAGTTGGTCCGATGAATCAAGCTACAAATATGCCTTTTTAGGAATTCCAAAACATTCAGTTGTTGCAATTGGAACAGTTGGAGTTTTGAATGATAAAAACGCTATAACTCTCTTTGTGCAAGGCTTTGAAGAAATGTTAAAACAACTTGAACCAAAAGAAATTTTGATTTATGGAAACAAACTGAGCGAACTTGACGGATATAAAAATCTCCGTTGGTTCGAGCCGTACATGAATAAATTCAAGAAAGTGAGGTCATAATGGGTGGTCGTGGTTCAGGTGGTGGTAGAAGCGGCGGCGGTGCTGCTAAAAAAGTGCCAACAGGCGAAGGCATCACAGACAAAAACGAACTTGTAAATTTATACAACAGCATATCAGGTAATTCAAATCTCTCTGTTGAGCAAAGAGTCAAAGCTATGCACGATATTCAAGAAAGAATAAAAGAATTAGATGCAAAAAAAGCATCCGATCTTAAACAAAAACGGCTTGATGCACTTGCAAAAGCTCGTGCAAAACGAGCAGAAAACAAAAAGAACGGAATTAAACCCGAAAAGAAAGAAAAAGACCCAAGAAGAACAAAAGCTAAAATGTCTATGGATAGCACAGTTTCAGACCTTAAATATAATTTGAGGCGAGGTGTTGAATCAGACGGATATATTGCAAGTTCCCTAAAGTGTTACCACTTTAGAACTTGTGAGGGTGGCAAGCCCCCCTTCAATCCCCCTTTTTAGAGAGCCGAAAGGCTCATAATTTGACGGTGGTAGCACCGAAGAAAGAGAGGTCAAAGGCATGAAAAAAGAAATGGATAAAATTCAGTTTGAGTACAGATACGAGGTGCAGGAGCTGATGAAAGTAATTGATAAATATGTAAAACAGAACCCGGCAGAAAAGGAAAATAAGACGCTGGAGCGTTTCTTTGACTTACTTGATGTCATGGATATGGAGTGGTAAGGGCATGAACAAGACAAGACCAAAGCAGTTATCATTCCGAGTAAGTGAAGAAGAATACCAGCAGTTGCAGGAGAAGATTTCAGAGAGTGGAAAGAACCAGCAGGAGTATATCCTTTCCTGTGTGCTGGAGAAGCAGATCGTGAATACGGACGGTATCAAAGAACTTATCCCGGAACTGAAACGGATAGGGAACAACCTCAACCAAATAGCAAAGAGGTGTAATGAGGGGGGAATGTTGCCGAGTGAAGCGGAAGTGCGGAAGCATGGAGAGGAGCTGAACAAAGTATGGCAGTCATTAAGGCGGTATCTTCAAAGGCGGGCATAGGGCACGCAATAGATTATGTGACGAAAAAAGAAAAGACAGAGGAGAAGCTTGTCAGCGGTCTGCATTGTGAGCCGGAGACGGTCAAGGAGGAAATGCAAGCCACAAAGGAGCTGTGGGGCAAGACGGACGGAAGAACCTATAAGCATTATGTGCAATCCTACCATGAGGACGAGGAAATAACCCCGGAGCAGGCTCACAAGAACGCTGTCGAGCTGGCAGAGCATACAAAGGCATGGAAAGGGCATGAAGTTCTGATAGCCACGCATATAGACAAGGGGCATATACACACGCACTTTATTGTCAATTCCGTAAATTATGAGAACGGTCATAAGCTCCAATGGATGTAGGACGGATTTTGCGGACATTCAAAATAAAAAAGAATGTGGAGGTAACAGACAATGGCAAAATCATTATTTGAGGAACTGGGCGGCAAATACG